AATAAAAAAAAGAAAACAAAAAAATATTTTCATTATTTATTAAATAATTTACCTTATCATCATAAAAGTTATGATAGAAAAAGTGATATTACAAAATATCAATTTACACCAAAACTTAAAGGTGGTAAATTTATTGATAAAGGTGGTTTTGGATGTGTAATTAGGCCTGCTCTTTCTTGTTCTACTTCTGATAAAAATCTTAATAAATATGTTAGTAAAATAATTAAGAATCAAGCTGGTGATTTTAATAAAGAAATAAAAATTTCTAATATGTTAAAAAATATAGACCCAACACAATATTTCTATATAACTATTGATAAATATTGTTTTATAAATAAAATTCCAGATGATAGAACAGATTTAACTAATGTAAAATACAAAGATTCTGAATTATCAGAATATACAATTGATTCTGAAGATTTAATAAATACTCACGGTAAAACTAAAAAAATAGATAAACATTTTTGTGATATTGATTTAAGTTTAAGACCTGTAAATATGATAATGCCGTATGGTGGAATAAGTTTATCTAATATAATGAAAACTGATCGCAAAAGTAGTGGTATAAAATCAAAAATGCATCAAATGTTTATTGACAAAATGAAGATTTATTTTAAACATTTAATAGTAGGATTATTAAAAATGCATACTAATAGAATTGTAAATAAAGATATTAAACAAAAAAATATTATGGTTCTTTGGGAACCTAGTAAAGGTGGAGATGGTGATAATAAAGATAAGGATGATGAGAATAATGTTAAGAAAGATAAGGATATGAAGGATGATAAGAAAGATAAGGATATGAAGGATGAAAAATCTGATATAATGTTAATTAGATATATTGATTTTGGATTATCAGAATTTCTTTCAAGTGATTATTGTAAAGATATATCTAATATATATGTTAAGGGAACTCCATTTTATATTCCACCTGAAATATATATTACATCATTTATAATAAAATATAATGACCGGTCAGAAAACTATCAAATGAAAAAAATAATGCAATATATAGAAAAAAATGTTGTTAAGGCATTAGGTGTTATTAATGAAAAAGAAATGATATCAAAACTTAAATCTAAAGTTGAATTACTTTATAAAAAAATTAAATATATTTATGAAAAAGGAAATATTCTAGAAACATATTTTGGAAGTGATAAAAATAAATATAATGGTTATATACAAAAAGCTGATGTATATGCATTAGGATTATCAATATATGAAACTTTATATAAATATAGTGAAATAAATGTAAAAAAAAATACAAAATTATATGATTTATTACTACATATGATAGCAATTGAACCAGAAAAACGTTATAATATAGTTCAATGTTTAGGACATCCTTATTTTACTGGTAAATAAAAATTAAATTAATAATAAATTAATAATAAATTAATAATAAATTAATTAATAAATTAATAATAAATAATTAATAAATAATTAAAAAAAATACCTCCCTCTTGGAGGTGAGCTATAATATTGTGAGCTACTTTGGTAGAGAAGTAGATAATATTAAAAATAAGAAACAAATTGGTGTAAGGACACCTTTCCAGCTTTGTGAGCTTTCATAAGAAATGTTTAATACATAATAATATATACTTTGGGGGGTGGGTGGCTCAAATAGACGGCTCCTTATCAAATGTTTTTAACAGGATAAAGAGACTTTCTACACTAAACTATAGGACTTGCGCATATCTGTAATTGGAAACCACTTGGGAAAAAGCAATCAAATACGACTTATACGGTCCTTAACTAAAAATCAAATAAATAAGACCTAAAAATTGTATGATCAAAAGGATCTACAACCGGTCAATCATCTACCTGAGCCTGGTGGTGGGGAGTGGGGGAGTGGTGGGGAGCAGTTTGGAGGAACTGCTAAGCCTATTGGGATTGGGAGGCATCATTTGCATTTTTATGATACTGATTAAAACCGTTAATATCATCGTCACAATGAGGAACAGACTCATCGTTAAATTGAGCACGCTTAAACCAGCACGGGTTATCAGGAGTTCCATGACATGTCTTACCTTCAATGTAATAACCATTCTTATCACAACAACAATACCGGACTGCACAATAAAATTTCTTGTAGTTGTCCAATTTCCTCTGTCTTGCCGCATCGATTTCCTCTTTCGATTTAATTGTCAACTGTGTTGATGATTTTCCCGATGATTGTGTTGAAGCTGGAGACAAAGCAATTGATTTTTGTTGAACAACAAGTTCTTCCGCATTTTCCAACAAAAACTCTTCGGTGGTGACCAACAATTCTTCAATTTCAGTTCGCAATGTTATTAGGCTCTTAACCGTTTCAGCAGTTGTGGAATTTTTATAACCTCTAAGAATTACTGGAGTGGGCTCAATTTTTTCATCTATAGAAGCCCTGAATGCAGCGTTTAAGGATTTTGCATTACAACTTACCGCACCAATGTTTTTGATGGTAACTATTTCACTACCAGTTGGCGATTGCATCATGTCATTAAAAAAGGTTGTCAGAAAAATTTTTTGCTTTGTGTCTATTAAAGCAAATAGGTTTTGTTCCTCCGGCGAATACATATAATCTTTAATAAGTTCGCCTTTCGAAATAGCTTCAGTTATAGGGGTTAATAACGCACTACAAAAAGCTGACTTGCCACGCATTAGCGCTTTCCAGTCCTTTTCAGATTGTGTAGGTACATTTTTAGCCACCTCCATCTTGAACTTCACGCGAACGTAAAGCTAAAGAGAAATATACAAGAGCTTGTGAGCTTGATAGTCTGGTGTTGAGACAACAAAGGCGTACAATGATTGATTTTTGCACGCCAAATGTAATAAAAATTTTTAAAAATAAAAAAATCAATTTTTGTTGTTTTTTCAAATTTTTCCATTTTATCCATTTTATCCATTTTTTCTTTACATAAAAAAATAATTAAATAATTAAATTATTATATAAATAAAAAAAATATATAACTAAAAAAATTGAAGAAATTTTATATAATATAATATATATCATAAAATATAATTAGGCTTATATTCTACTATATTCTACTATATTCTAAAATGTCTGATACAGCAATAAAATCAAATTCACAACATCAAATTATATTAAAACCTCAATCAAAAATAGAATTTAAAAAAAAAAGTGATATAAGTGATATACCTACTACAAATCAAGACAAACCCAAAGAAACATTAAAATGCAAAGATAAAGAATCTATAGAAAAATCTGTTTCAAAATCTATATCAAAACCTAAATCAGCAGTAAAAGATAAAACAGAAACTAAACCATTAGTTTCAAAACTAGAAGAAAATTTTGAATTTAATGAAGAAACCATTAATTTCTTTTCAAAAGATTTAGATCCAAAAAAAATTCTTATTAAGCATCCTCAACATTCTCCATTTTTAGAAAAAATTAATGATACTATAATAATATGTTTATTATTAAAATTAGGTCATTTTAAAGAATATCATTGTATTACATCAAAATGTAAAGTAGGTAAATTATGGAATGGAAAACCAATACAACTTATTTTAAATAGAAAAAACAGTATTCAAAATGACTTAACAATTACTAATCTAGAATTAATATGTGGTAACTGTTTTATGATTACATATGGTTTAGATGTATTTATTAAGAAAAAAAAAGATATAATATTAACTTGTTCTTTGTGTAATTTTCCTTTAGTAAAATTTAAGGACAGTAGAAAAAAGAAAGGTATATGTCTTTCTTGTGAATATAAAATAAAACAAATATCTCATAATAAGCAGGAAGATAGTTATTTTAATCAGCTAAAAGATATGTATAGTGATAATCCAGTTTTAAGTGATGATATAAAACATACAAATTATTATAGTGAAGTTTCTAAATATAAGAAATTTGATAATGTTAATTTAGATAAGAAAAATAAAGATACTACAAATAATACATCTTCTATATTACAAAAACATCCAATTATAGAATTAAATATGAATATTCCAGATTTATCTGATTTAATTAATGATGAAGAAGAAAATAATGAAGAACATAATGAAGAACATAATGAAGATGATGATTTTGATAATGATGTATAATTTTATTTATAAATTCATTTTATATTTTATATTTTATATTTTATATTTTATATTTTATATTTTATATTTTATATTTTATATTTTTTTAATTTATAATTTATAAAATTATATTTAATTTCGTTTAATACTATATACAAACAATCTTGAAAAATAATAGAAGTAACATAAATAATAATAATTTTAAAAATATAAAAACTAAAAACTAAAACTAAAAACTAAAACTAAAACTAAAACTAATCCTAAATGGCAAATTTAAATTTAAAGAAATTTGATATGAGTAAAATTGGTAATGGAAGTATTGTAGTTATGATAGGGAAACGTAATACAGGTAAAAGTTTTCTAGTTAAAGACCTTCTTTATTACAAGCGAGATGTTCCTATTGGTACTGTAATATCAGCTACGGAAGGTTCCAATAGGTTTTATGGAGACTTAATGCCAAGTCTTTTTATTCACGAAGAATTTAGTCCAGAAATAGTAAGTAATCTAGTAAAGAGACAGAAAATAGTTGTCAGTAAAATGAAACAACAAGAGGCAATGTATGGTAAAAGCAATATTGACCCCCACGCATATTTAATTCTAGATGATTTAATGTATGACCCTAGCTGGATTAGAGATATAACTATTAAGCAAATATTTATGAATGGGAGACACTTTAAACTACTCTTTCTAATTACAATGCAGTTTTCACTAGGTATTCCTCCTGCTCTTCGTGGAAATGTAGATTATGTTTTCATTCTCCGCGAAAACTATGTTAGTAATCGAAAAAGATTATACGAACATTATGCAGGTATGTTTCCAACATTCGAAATATTTTGTCAAGTAATGAATCAATGTACGGAAAACTATGAATGTTTAGTAATCGATAATACCTGTAAAAGTAACAAAATAGAAGATATGGTTTTCTGGTACAAAGCTGATACTCATCCACCATTTAAAATGGGAGCTCCAGAATTCTGGCAACATCATAGTAATAATTATACTGAAAAAGGTCCAGAGGATACTGATGAAATTGATATTAGTCAAATTAAAAAGAAAAATACATTAAGTGTTAATGTTAGAAAACAATAGGTATTTGATTTTTTATTATTTATTATTTTAATTATATTAATTTTTACCTATTTAATTTTGTCTTTTTAATTTATATATCTAGATTAACTTCATAAATTAACTTCTTCATATAAACTAAATATAACAATAGATAATACATAATCTATAATTTACAATTTACAAAAAACAAACCATAATCCATAATTTACAATTCACAAACTACAAATATGTCATTCTCTATTCGTAAAGATGGTATATTTGACCCCGAAGGTAAATATCCAAATCCATTAACAGGGCAACCATATTCACAATCATATAAAACTCTTGCAATGGGTAAAAAAGGATGGACTGAACTTACTGCGTGGAAAGCCCGTGTAGATATTATTAAAAAGATACATCAAAATCAAATATTATTATTAGTATTACCAACTGGTGTAGGAAAAACAGTTATTGTTCCTAAATTATTACTACACTATTTTGAATATAAGAAACGTGTAGTTGTAACTGTTCCTAGACTTCCAATTACTTCTGAATCTGGCGAATATTCTGCAAAATGTTTAGATGTTCCTCTTTATGCTGTAGATAATAATGGAGACGATATATTTAATCCAGATTCAAAAAATAAAGAAGATACAAAATATCCAACAGGCAATAAACTTGTAGGATATAAAACTTCTAGTGTAGGTAATAAATTTGGAGATAAAAATTCAGTATTATTATTTACTACCGATGGTAATATAAAACAAGCAATTGTTAGTGGTGATAAAGACTTATCAAACTATGGAGGCATTATAATTGATGAAGCCCACGAACGTAGTGTTAATATTGATATATTAATTGCTCTAGTTTTAGATATTATTCCACGACGTCCGGATTTTAAAGTTATTATTATGAGTGCTACCATTAAAAAATCTACATTTACTGATTATTTTAAAAGAATTGGTCTAGGAGATAAATATTCTACATTTGATTTACCTAAAGTTACAACAAATTTTGTTATTGATTTTAAAAAACAATTAAAAAGTGTAAATTCAAATAATTTAGTAGATGAAATTTATAAGAAAATAAATGAAATTATTCTAGACCCTAAATTAGAAAAAGGCAATATTTTAGCATTTGTAACAGGTGAACCTGACATTATCAAAATACAAAGAAAAATTGAGAATAATATGAATAATTATCCAGTTAATAATAAACCATATACAATCGGTTTTAATGCTTTAATATCACCAGATAATAAAGATATTGCAGTAGGTAAAGTTAAACTTGAAGAACTGAAACCTACACCAAATGCTCCTCAAGGATTTTCACGTAAAGTAATAATTGCTACAAATGCAATAGAAAGCAGTATCACTTTTAAAGAACCATTGAAATATGTTATAGATAGTGGTCTAGCTTTTGAAAAAAAATATGATGCTAAGAACTATGCTTATGAAACAGGTAAAACCTTAGTATCACAAGCAAGTATTCAACAAAGGTGTGGAAGAACAGGTCGTAATTGCGATGGTATGTGTATTCAATTATATACTACCGATCAATTTGATAAATTAAGTGAATTTACAACACCAAAAATTCTAGTCGATGAATTTACAAATGAATTATTGAATCTTTCTATAATTAATGGTAATATTCCAAATGCAATGAAATTTATGGAACGAATGATAGAAGAACCTAAAAATTATAAAGATAGTATTTCTAGAGCATATCATAATTTACTTAATATGGATTTAATAGATTCTGCTGGTAATGTAACTGATTTAGGATTTGTATGCAGTAAATTTAATGAAATTAAGATTGGTAAAATGATTATTGGTGGATATTATCTTGGTTGTATGAATTTATGTGTTATGTTAGGAGCTATAATAATAGAGTGTGAAAGTTTTGAAAAGATGTTTAGAAAACCTCCTAATATGGATATAAATCCAAAATTAGAAAAAGAATACAAAAATAATATAAAACGTTTTATAAATCCATATGGCGATCATATATCATTATTAATTGTATTTAATAATTATATTTCTATTCCAGAGTCAAAGAGATTCGAATATGCAAAAGATAATGGACTAGAAATTAATACTCTTGGTAAAATACAAAAAGAATATGAAAATTTATATAAAACAGTAAAACAACAAATACCATATATTAAAAATCTTAATTTATTTAATGTACCTCCTGAAATACTAATTTTTGGAGGTGGTAAAAATAATGAAAATAATGAAAATATCAATAAACACATTGGTGGAGATAGTGATGATAGTGGTGATAGTGGAGATAGTGGTGATAGTGATGATGAATTTGATACAGATTTAGATGATGATTTTGAAAATGAAGAAAAGAAATTGGAAAACCATATAAATAAATTAAATATAAAAAATACACAAAATATACAAAATATACAAAATGGTGGTAAACTTTCAGAATTTCATAGTGATAGTGATGATAGTGATGATAGTGGAGATAGTGGAGATAGCGATGATGATAGTGGTGATAGCGATGATGATATAGATGATGAAATAGATGATGAATTAGATAGTGATTTTGATGATGAAATTGAAAATAATATAGAAAATAATACCGAATATAATAATATAAATATAAATAAAAATATAAATGAATCTAGAAACTCAAAACAAAATAAAACAAGAATTGAAACTGGAAAAGAAAACGGAAACGGAAACGGAAACGGAACCATCAATAATAATCATCAAGGAGGTTTTCAAAGTATTGATAAAAATTTTTACTCAAATACTAACTCAAATAATAGAAATTATAAAATTATTA